TCATCAAAAGTCACATGATGATGTTCCAATAATCCGGCATAAAAAGCATCTTTACAAATATGTGGCATATCAGATATCAAATCTGCTGTTCCGTCAATCATTGCAGCAGCAATTTCTACTTTGCTATTTTTACCTTCTAAATCCAATCTTTTTCCAATATAAGACATCGACAAAGCATTAAACATCCTTTGCACAACTGCTTTATTTTCTGCCGCTTCAAAACTAAATTCTAACGTATACTGTTCATTCCCAATCTGAATTGTTTTCATATTTTTCCCTCCGATTAATCAGAGGGGGCAGTCCGAAGACTGCCCCGCTCATATTTTAATATGTTTCTTCAAGTTCTGTATAAGCCATTTCATCAGAAACGCTACTTAGACCGGCTTTTGTATCTAAGTAGCTTAAGCTCCCCCCACAACTTCAAAATCAACTTTTGTGTCCATTCCCTTAAACTCTTCAATAGTAAGGTTATTTTCCATTACGAGCAATTCGTTCTGACCAATCTCCGGCTGTGGGAGTGCTGTTGGTGGCTGTGCGATTACAAAGAATGATTCATCAAATCCCGGAATAATCGTCTGAAACCACATTCTTTTTTCACCTGTAAGCTTTGCGTATTCTTCGATAACCTTTTTCCATTCTTCTTTTGTTTCACTTGTGAAGTTTACACCGACAGGGAATGAACCTCCCGTATCTGCTGCCCCTCGGATATATCGTTTAACAGCATCTTCAACCGCAGACGCATCAATCTGCTCATTTTCAATCGTGATTCCACCAATTGAATTAATTCGATTAAGCTTTGTAAATTTAGCTGGTTTTTGTCCGGCAGTTGTTTCAACTCCATAACCAAATGTAATTCCTAATGTAGAAATTCCTGCAATCATATTTTTTCTCCTTTCCACCGCTAATTTTTTGCAGTAAGCGATCACTTTTTATGATCGGTCTTATAAAATATCGCCATCGGCTATCATTCGCCGAAAACGTGCTACTCTTCGATATGTACTGTCTGTGTTCTGAAATTCCGGTGTTGCAATTACTTGAAACCTCATTGTTTTCATAATTCGTACAACCTCATTCATCACTTCTTTCGCATCATTCATCTTGGTATTTGTTGTTACCTCGATCTGAAAAGAAGACCAAACAGCATTGATCGTATCTCCTTGTAAGTCTTCTCCTGTTTCCGCTCCCGTCATTTCGTGTATATACACGGTTGGGAATTTCGGAACAGTATCGGCTCTGTCAGAGTTTGTAAATTTTAAATTTGGATAACGGTCTTTCAGTTTTTTAGAAAACTGCGTCTTTATCCGAGTGATAACTTGTGATTCCAACATATCTAGCATATTACCTCCCTCCAAATACCTTTTTTGCAATCTGCGGAATCTCTTGCATGAGTTCCAATGATGTTTCATACATAAACGGTCTTGACGGCATACCTTGCGTAAAATACCATTTTCCATCTTTCGGATAGAACCATCCGTATTTTCCGGGCGCAATCTCAAAAATTGTCTTTCCGGTGTTATAATTCCACTCCACGCCCTCCGGGAATGGATATGGGTAGCTTCCCTCAAGTCCAAGTTGACCAGTACCAAATTCAACAAATGCCGAGTGCTTAGAATCAGCCACAATAAAAAAGATAACGGTGTTTTTATCTCCGTTACCTTTCCTTGTGTGTATGCTGTTTAAGAGTTCACCTGTAAATATTGCGTCAAGTGTAGTAACCCTTGCTTTCGCAATCTCTACACCTCGTTTCGCTAATTCCTCTGTGAATATTTCACATTTTTTATTGAGAGAATCTTGATATTCCCTCAACTGCTTCTGCAATTCTTGAATACTGGACATTGAAAAGATATTTGCTTTCAATACTTTCTTTGCCATGCTACTTCACAACCCTTTTCAGAAGATACCTTGTAAAATTAAGACTCGGCTGAACACGTTTAACGGTGTAATCAGCCGACTTTTTATCTACAATGGTATTTTGTTCGTCTGCATATTTAACTTCGCTCATATGCCAAATTAGAGACGTTTCATCAATAGGTATTCTATCTTTCTCCATAAGAAGAACAGCGTCATACTCACTGATATCAACTCCAAAAGACTTCGCTTCTGCTTCACCGCCAGACATTGCGATATTTCCTCGGAAATCTACTGGTTTTGAATAGCCGATTTCCATCTCTCCTGTTTCTACCGGAACTTTCTGACCATCGATCTCAATGTATATGATGTTTCCGTCTTCGTCTCTCTCATAAACTGGAACTTCTCCGACTTGTAACGCATACTTTAAATTCTGCTTGTTTTTTTCTAAAAGTCGCATACAGAGACCCTCCTTATTTTACGCGTAGCTTCTGCCCCGGATAAATTAAGTTCGGATTCTGAATACCGTTCAGATTTGCGATTGCCTGATAATTAGTACCGTATTTAGCAGCGATTCCAGAAAGCGTATCCCCAGACTGGACTGTGTAGTATACTGCACCGCCGCCGGAGGAACCATTAATCTTGTTTTGTACCTCATTGTACCGGTTTCCAAGCGCCGCCTTTCTTGTATCTCCATTTCCATATTTTCCCGCATAAACTTCTTTCACAAGTGTATCTACGGAGGCAGATGCAATATAGTTAATCATATTCTGCACCTCATTATACCGATTTCCTAGAGCATTTTTTCTAGCGTCTCCGTCTCCATATTTTCCCTGCATAACTCCAACAACAAGATCAAGCGTAGATCCAGATGGTGCTACTGCCGGCGGCGTCGGTTTTGTATCCCCTCCTGTAATTTCTGCTGGATAATCTCTATAACAATGATTCATATCCACGTTTCCGGAAATTCCCGGAACAGATCCGCCTGACGTATACTGCCAGATATCGTATGTTCCTTGATATGTGCAAACCGAATTATACTGTGCTACCCATTTTACAAACCGTTCCAACCCTACCAGGTAGTTTGTCCACCAGTTTGTATTCGCATAAACTCCGCACCAGTATCCAGCTTTTTCGATGATATCCCCGAAGATATTCGCTCTTTGAATTGCTCCATTTTCCGTTCCTGCCTGTTCCAAATCCAAATAAATTGGGTACGAAAGTTTATATCCGCTTACCATTCTAAGGACGTGTTCCGCTTCGCTTTTCGCCTGTGCGTCACTTGTCGCGTAGGAATAGATATAAACTCCGAACGGAATCCCAAGTCTTGTACATTCATCTGCATTTCTTTTCCATTGCTTATCGTCCTGACTTGCAATATTATCTCCATATCCGCATCGTAAGATTGCCCCATCTATATGTCCTTTTACCGCATCCCAGTTAATAGTTCCTTGATGTTCGCTTACATCAATTACTCTTAAATTTTCCATAATTTTCTCCTTTCTCCGGCATTTGCACCTGTACAAAAAAGAGGACGATTACTCATCCTCTAAATCATTCTTATTCACTCTGTAAAATCGTTTCCACAATTCTGCTACTTTTTCCCAACCGTACATTGCCACAAAAGCTACTAATAGGCCGGCTAGAATTGCTGCTAGAATCATGTACCACAGAATCGTTTGCTGTATATACTGCATATAAGCTATAAAAGCTGTAACCGTAAGACCGATTGACAATACAAAAACCAAAATATCGGTCGGAATTTTCTTCAATCCCGATACTCCTTTAAAAACTTGCGTAATTATTGAAACTGCGAAAGCAAAAATTCCAACAATTCCGATAACAAGTGTCATGTTTATAACAATCTGTTCCATTTAAAATCACTCCTTTACAAAAACGTTCCTTCGTCTGTGCATTTTTTATACACTTTTTTGATATTGTCTATTGCAAGATACGCCTTATTATTTTCAAAATCAGGATTGTCCTTGCAAAACCTCTCATATTTTGTAATATCTTCAAGTATCTGGTCAAAGTGTTCTTTTGTGTGCTTATCGTCATGCCGAACTTCATCATCAAATCTAAGGATTCTGTATCTCCAAGTAAGAGCCATTCCCTCATCATTTAATTTTTGCAATTTATCCATCTTTCTATCTAAATTGTCAATAGAATTTCCAAACTTTTTCTGTATACAAAGGCTTTGTTCATGCCATTTCGGATAATTTTCTGCTTGACTAATCACTTTTTTAATTCTTTCGTCGTACTCTTTTTCCTTTATAGCCTTTTCAGAAAAATATTTTTCCACTTTCTTATAGCATCCAAAAAGAAAAATTACTGCGCACAGCAAAATAGCCACATTTCCGATTGTTATATCACCGAAGGAATTTAAAAAATATTCCATTTCTTCTTTCTCCTTTCGGGAATTTTTATATAGCCGCCCACCACCGCCAAGTGCCATATCCCTGCACCATCACAGTAAACTCACCGCTATGGTACGCACAATCGTCTGCCACTTAACCCAGTAGCCGGGAGATGATTGGATCACCGTACCCTTTCTATAACACGTTCACAAAAGGAGTAACTTTTCCGAGAATTTTATCCCGGTCAATCCAACTCCTTGAAGTTCCGTTTTCAGAAG